ATACAGTCCCCGGCGAGTACAAACTTCCTTGGGGATCGGGCACCGTCACTGTAGAGAACAGGATCACCCGCTAAGGAATTTGGGCCACCACGACCAAGCACCCACAGAGGATCACTCAAGCCATGACCGGATCGGGAAAGACTTACGAGCATGAGAACAATTACATAGTCAACCAGCCTACTTCAAAAACCTGTACAGGCTGGTTCTCATATGAATTCGGCACCTGTCTCGCTTCGTCTCTCAAGATCAAGGCACACCAATCGTCCCTCCTCAATGCGAACATGTACAATCAGAATTGCTAACAAGAGTACTTCTCCAATTTCAAGCGCAGGCTAGAATCGGGGGCCCGACCACAAGTCACGCTGGCTGGCACGATGCCTGATTATAAGGTTTCGAAGAACCTTCGCTCCATAATGAAGGAGCGCTCCAGTGACGACAGCACGGCCAGTTTAGTTCAGAATTAGGGCCACCTAATCCGTGACCCTTCAGCTGTTAACACAATCGGCATTTTCAGGAGTAATGTGATTGATCGCACCCACACCAGCGGTTGGCGGACCGTAAAGAACGACAATAAGAGACACGTCCTCGCCTGCCACGGCACGGTCAAGCACGACAGAAAAGACGTCAGCTACATGGCCAGGAAAGTTACAGCCCAGGCCTGGATGGCTGAATACGCAAAGGACGCAGCTCCCGTCAAAAGGCCAAAAGGACCCCTTGTCCAGGAACATCGGATGTGGGACTATTACCGCTCCAAGCTTCCCAACCCAGACGTCCTTTGCAACCCTCACCCAGAAGTAGTCACTGACTCCATAACCAAAGAGAACCTCGATCATTTTGTCCGGTTCATCGAGGAAAAAACCCTCTAGCTGGGCCCATGTGGATGGTCTCCCCAGAAAAACGCCTACATAAGCATGAAAGACCTCAACCAGCATAAAGTCTCCACCAAAATGTCTTTCACCACCAAGACCGCAGGAGTAGAATACGAGTTCTCCTCCAAATGTCTTCAGAACGTTGGCGCTGCCGTGACACGGCTTCTCTCTGGAAGGGTGGTAGCAAATGAGGAAGATCGGCGAAAATTCATATCCATGTCCGCGCGCTACTGGCAGCACCTTCACGCAAAACTCGACTTCACCAGCCTTTCCACGCCGGATTTCTACTAATATCCAGAAAAATTTGCAGGCTCGAAACGCGACACGTATCTCAAGCAAATAATATACCAGTTGCAAGGCAGCCGCATACCCAAGGATTGGAGGGGCAATCTGATGGTCAAAACAGGTGAAGTCTACGTCGACGACATTTCCCTCCCTAGCACATAGTTTGACCTCACCGGTAATCGTCCCAGGCTCATAGCTAATCCGTAGCGTTCGACCCTCGGACTCCCGCAGGCGATTAGCAGCCATGTCCAGCACCACCTTTCAAAATGCATGCCGGAATTCGTTTGCGGCCTTAGCCTGAAGCAATTGGCGGGTGTTGTCCAATCTTATGATCACCTAGACAGGGCTATTTCTGTCGACGGGTCCTCTTTCGACTCCAATTAACACAAATGGATTCAAGAACATGTCTAGGGCCCCCTCTGGGAAAGTGTTATACCACGACTCGAGGAGTGGATAGCCAAGAACGGTGGAAGGACTCCCAACAAAACATCCTCCCAGCTCGCCGACCACTTCAGGTCCTACGAGAACTATTTGTACGCCCACGTTCCCGGCATTGATGCCAAGTGGAGTGACGACTAGATCCGCAATTTCAAAGGCATCAAAACCAAGAAAACTCAGACCTAGCGGGATTTTCTCCCCATCACTGTCACCGGCACCACTTTTTCTGGTCACTCCTTCCGCACTACCATTGGCAATTCTCTGAACTCCATATTCCAGGCCTATTATTATTTGGAGCAGGCCGGCTATCCCAGCCCGTGGAACGACGACAGGTTCTAGGTGCTTGCATCAGGAGACGACGTGGTCGTGCTCACCACACAGCCGCATGTAAGGCCCGTCTCCGACTCTATTCGCAGGCTGGCATGTCCTGAAAAGTCGTGGCCAACTCCTTACGGCATCTCCCAGGTCATCAAGACCATCGACGTCGGAGGCATCGAGGACATGAAGTTCCTTTCTAAAGACTTCCACTATTCCGGCGGCCTCCTCCATTGCCATCCAGACTATCAGAAGGTCTTCAATACCAAGGAGTACTACACTGGCAGTAACCGAGACATGCATCAGTACCCCTGGGCCTACATGGAGCTCAAGAGACAGCAGTACGGCTGCTCTTCCATGAAGATGGACCAGCTGCTCTCCATAGCCCGAGACCACCATGAGCATCGTCCCATTCCCATTGAACTTCAGAACTCCTATATCCAAAAACAGCAATGCCAGGAAGACACTCGTTTTTACGGAGATCTCAGTGGCGACCCCTCCTACGTCGACCACAAATGCCAGTTGGACTTCACTTCTCTGCACCAAGTTGCAACCTTTAACCGTTTTATTTCCACCCATGGCGGGACGTCGACAAGTCACAGACAAAACGTTTTTGGTTTAACAACCGCCCTTCCGTCATTAAAAGGCGGGACAGCGTTCGCGTGAATATAAAACTATATGGAGAACAAAAAATAAGCCAGCAACACAGCCAAACAAAACGATCGCAAACGCCCCAATGACGGCGTAGTGGCAATGGTTAGGGCCGCCGCCCAGGAATTGAAGCAAGAACACAATCAACCCAACCATAAACGCACTTCTGATCGCAAAGCCGATGGTTCAATCAGGCATCATCCGAAGAAGCTCCTTGACGAAGTCCTCCAGGACTGGGACCTTTAGCTCCTAGCAAAACACTCTCCAGGAGTCATAGATGCCCCTTTCATGCAGTCGATGGGAGTTTCGACCATCAAAACAGGAGTCATAACCAGTCAGTTCTCTCTTGATACCTGCTGGGACATGAATCTCACCGGTCTCAGGCCCATCGGAACCAGCGATTACGTGGTGGTCTTCTACTCCCCGTCCCAATCAGTGGCCTATGGGCCTGGTGGAG